GAACACCTCACAAAGTGGGCTGCCATCAGACTTCTTACACTCATAAAAAGATTGCCAGGACTGGCGGTTTCTGTCATCAAGTATAATGGCGTTAATCCCTGCGAATTTCTTGAATTCACGTTGCCAGTTGACTTTCAATGCAGCAGGGCAAATTACAAGTACAGGAAAAGATTCACCGTATATAGGCGCTTCCTTATGTGCCTTAACAACTGCACATATAGCTTGCAACGTTTTACCTAACCCGGGCTGGTCTCCGAAAAAACAGCGTTTATGTTCTATTGCGTACTGTACGCCTTCAAGTTGATATTCGTAAGGTTGAAGTAACATATAGTGTTCACCGACAAAAGGTTTCATCGGAGGAATATCATAATTAATATCTTCAGTAACCTCACGTTCCTTTACAGTAGAACAAAAACGCATCTGAACAGCCCACTGCGAAAAGGCCCTCACATACCAATTGGCATCACGTCCAGCAGGATAACGCGCATCATTGATACTAACAAGCCACGCCCGGTCTGTCCCGTCGTAGCGTGGCTTACTTGGTATCATCTTTATGACCTCGACCAACTTTGGGTGATACTCGAACTGAATCCGGTACAGATTGGGCGTCTTAGTCACATAGATTGGTTTCATGAAGCAGGTTCTAATACTAATTCTTGATGTTCAACAGTTGAGAGTATATCATTATCATCACCATCCTCATTCATTGCGTCAGCAGCCTCATCTGTCTTACCAAACGGGTCATCACCATCTTTAAACTCGAATTCTCTTTGAATCTCTGAACATTTATTCTCTGTAACATAGAGTTCTGCTTCATACAAGAAATTGTAAACAGCATCACGAAACTCCTCACAATGCACATACGATTCATTGTCCGGATCGAAACCAATACCAGGAGAACAAAGATTAAGAACTTTGCTCGTCATAAGGGTTCGCTTACCTGTTAACACACAAACCTCAAAAGAAGAGTCACCACCAATGCTAACGCCGGTTACATTGAACTTTTTGAAGAACTCATCTTCAAGACATGACTCTGGACGTTCCCAATTAATGTACTGGGATTCTTTCTGTTCTGTAATATCGACAATGTAGGGTATGAGCTTGTTTAGCGAATCCTTCAAATCCGGATGAACAGGATTAATCCCCTTGAAAACAATATCGTTTCCCTCCTTGTCTGCATAGACCACTTCAAGACATCCCTTTTTGGTCAATTTTGCTTTTGAAATATTCAAATCCATTTTAATTAAACTTTTAGTTAATACTTACCTATGCAGGTATTCATCAATAAAATCGTTGTAGTACTTATCGGCTGGTAATGGAAGATTGATTCCAAATTCGGTGGCAGCATCAGCCTGTACCTTATCCAAAAAAAATTTCATCTGCAAAGTATTCAGTTTAGAGGTATTACCCACAACAACATCTTCTAAACCATTCATATAAATCCTCCGTCGCAAAAATTTCTTGCAATAATAGTCATGTACATCCAACTTATCCGTGCCTGTCTCCCTCTCAATACAGGCAAACCACAACCACATGAGCGCATTTTGAGACAGAGTGCGAGGCTTTACCTTTCTCTTAACGCTAACTGTATAAGTTCCATTAGGCAAGGTAGAACAGAGGTAGTCAAACGACTTATCCATTGTGACTACCCCATTTTGTTTTGTTAGAATAGCTTCTGCCATATTTAGAATGGTAAATCATCAGGCGGTGGTACCTGTTGATATGGTTGTTGCTGATATGTAGGCTGCTGTACTTGTTGTTGCTGTCTCTGTGTAGGCTGTTGCGTTGGTAACGGTGGAGGTACAGGAGCAGCCTGTTGCTGAACTTTCGGTGTAAGCATCTCGATACTATCAACAAAGACTTCAGTTATGTAACGTTTAACTCCTTTGCTATCGTCATAGTTGCGAGTGCGTAACTTACCTTCTATATACAACTTATCTCCTTTATGGACGTACTTCTCAACTATTTCAGCAGTCTTATTCCAAAAAATAAGATTATGCCATTCTGTACGTTCCGGAACTTGGGTTCCATTTTGCAAGGTGTACGCCTTATCTGTTGTGGCAAAAGATAAAGAAGCTACTTTTGCTCCACCGTCCAATGTTCTCACGTCCGGGTCTTTACCGGCACGTCCTATAAGAATTACTTTATTGACACTCATTTTCCTTCCTCCCTTATAGTTACACGAATACTATCCGCTTTAATTGACGTTTTTAAATATTGAGAATAAAGTTCCGGGTGATCTTCCTGAAACTTCTTTGTATCAAAACTCTTACCTGTTGAAGAAGGAGTATAACTAACACGCAACCGGCCAGCGTCCCATGATTTAACACCATTCTCACGCATGGCACTTTTAAGCTGTTCTTTATAACCTTTCTGCACTTCAGTGATATAGCTCGCTTGTTCCTCAATATCAATGATAGTATCTACTAATTGCATGGGAATAAGCAGCTTCTCATCGACAGGAACAGGAGTATTAGGCAAGAAGTGTTCACCCTTAATCTCACACTCCAGTAATCTCTTAACCTCTGCATCCGGTTTACGTCCAATCTCAACTAATTCAGATTTATCACCTCGTAGCCAAATGCCAAACAATTTATCAACTTTGATAAGTGGATTTTGAAGTTCAAACAAATAGGCATAGATTGATAACTGCCAGCTCAAATACTCACGGTCAAGACTTGCAGTAGTCTTGATGTCGCCAAGGCTGATTTTCTCGTCCTTTTCCCAAACACAATCAATGTTTGATGCAAAGTATTCGTTATCAGACACCGTGTACTCATTAGCAAAAGCCTTATATCCGGCTTTCGTCCGCTCTTTCAAATAATTCTCCGCTTCAACACTTTCAGGCGTGAAACCGGTAGTATCAACAAACTGACATTGAGCATGGATACGGCTACCTTTTTCAGCAGCTCTCTTCAATATAAATTCAGGAACAGCCTTATATTTATCCGGGAATAATTGCCGGCTTATCATTCCCGTTATACCTTTCAACTGTTTTCCACCAAGAAAATAGGTGTGGTTTTCTTCATTGAAAACTACACCTGACCTAACTAATTCTATCATTGTGCAGGATAAATTTTGCCCATTTCCATACAGGCATTTCTAAATTCATTATCATTTTGCATTGCTTCATGTCCATACCAAACCTTTTCAAGTTCAGCACGACTTTTAACAGCAAGCATTTCAGCAATAGCATTTTTCAATTGAGCACCTGTATACACTGCCTTATCCGTACTTACCGATGTTTTTGCAGGTTGTTGAGTCTCTTCTTTACCATGAGTATTGGTCGAATCGCTGTCTTTTGCATCATCAATGCAAAACAGACCGTTAAGAGCGTACTTTCTTGCATAAGAAGATGAGGCCCCAGTGATTTGACTCCCATCCATTCCTTTCTTTGTCTCTTCTTCCCTTGCAAAAGCAGTAGTTACTTCTTTTTCTCCCTTGTCATTAGTCAAAGTGACAGTCGCTTTTACATAGATCCTATCACCTACTGCGATCATCTCATCACTTAGAGTTAATGTACATTTGGTTTCAGCAAGAACAGGTTTCACTGATTCAAGAATATCCTCACAACTACGGTACTTGTATTTACCGAAAGTATTATACTGCCCTTTGGGGGCTTTCAGCTTTTGCTGAATGGTTACTAATTCTTTCATAATTCTGAAATTAATGGTTTGACTTTTAATTATTTACATCTATAAAATTATCGTAAAATGACAAGTTGTGCAAACAGAAACTTCGCCATTTTAACGCCATTTTCAAAGTGGGAAATAAGGTGTTTTAGGCTCATTTCCAAAGTCTAAATCAAGTCGCCGAAAATCATTGAGTAACTGTTTACTGAAATATATCACTCTTGTACATGTTATTTCAGAAAACATTCCAATATGAGTATATTCGGGAGGTAAATCAAGCATATCAGAAAGCCAAGCATAGGCCTCTGTTCTCTTCATATATTCTAATTGCCAAATTTTATCAAAATACTCATGTGCCTCATGTTTAAGTTTCCTCAATCTTCTGGTAGCAAGACGTCCAAGCGCTCTATCTGTTCCTTTATGAACTCCAACATGAGCGCCACATGGTCTACACAAGTACATCATTCCATACGATGTACCATAAATCTCAACACTATCTACAAATTCGGTAGATTGCCCACAATAAGGACAAATCTTACCAGCGAGAATCTGCTTTTGTCGTTCGTTTAGTTCTATCATAAATATAAAATTTGTGGATGGTACCGGAATCGAACCAATCTCTTTACTAAGTGCGCACTCAGTAATGTTTCATCCAAGAATACTAACCACCCAAATAAAAAAGATGTACTATCCTCACGAACCGATACATCTTACCATGATACAAACACTAAATAAAGACACGACTCTATAACTGGTTAGGTGTGAAGAAACCCGGAATCGAACCGGGATTTGCAAGATTTCGTTTGTACGTTTCAATTGCGGTTCTGACTTCCCCAATCGTCTTTCCTGCTTCGAGGCTAGCCAGCCGTATTTTCAAACTAAGCGTCTACCAATTCCGCCATTTCTCCAATTTAAAAAGGTACACTATTCTCACGAACCATGTACCAAACACACAAAATAAAACACGACAAAACTACTAAATAACTCTCACGAGCTTGTGAAGCTTGCAGGACTCGAACCTGCACTGGGTGTCTACTTTCTCGAAGGGGCCTACGATACTCATATACAGATTTCCACTGAACCAACTCTGATATTGAGCGCGCCTACCAATTACGCCAAAGCTTCATATAAGTGAACTATTCTCACGAACCGTCCACTTGGAAACACAAACACAAAAATAAAAAACATGGCAAACAATTATTTAGCTATCATAAGCCATTGTGGGGCAGTTTAGGAGTCGAACCTAAATAATTGCATCTGCAATACATAAAGCACTTCGTACGCTTTCTTTATGCTCTCTTTACCATTGAGAATACCTCCCCGTTTTTGCCACATCAACGCTATGATGTGGACTTCAAGTTCTAATACTATGAAAAACATGAGTTCACTCTCACGAGTTACTTTGCTCCCGGATAGCCGATCAAAACACACCGGGATAGATGTAGAACACTTAAATCAAATAAATAAGGGACTCACACCCCACGAAGCTCCTTACTTCGGTATTGTTAGTTAAACATAAATGAGAATTATCTCTGTGAAGGAACCCGGAATCGAACCGAGATGAGTTGTCATGCTCACTACATCTAAGGGCTGACATTCCCTATTGTTGAGTAGCGCGTCTGCCTCTTTCGCCATTCCTTCAATTCGTAGCCGGACACTACCGGCTACTTTGATTGATTTGATATATTCACCCTCACGGGTTACTTAACTCATTTAGAGTTGAGCCGGGAAACGGATTCGAACCGCTGACCTCATGTAAAACATGCGCTCTACCAATTGAGCTACCCCAACAAGTGCCCGGCGAACCGGGCTAATCATGACTAATAAAATTAAGCAATGCAAACCTTCACAGGCTATCTTTATTTTGTTTCTTATCTTCATAGATGAATCTTACAGCCAATAGCACAACAACAATAAAGAATATGATATACGACCAGGCAATATCACTTCTTGTTGCTTCAATTCCTCCACCTATATACATAGCTACCAGTAAAGCAGCTACCGTAAAAATGTTATGAACGATTTTCAATGTTTTCATTTCTTCCGTTTTTTAGGTTTGACTTTCTTTCTCGAACATCGGCAATGCAGTAATACTTGAGCAGCATTACAATGCCATTTGCCATTCTGAACATTTGCAGGTTTATCACTTTCAATCTTACCTGCTTCAATGAGACTAATCAACTTTTTCTCTCCACCTACATAATACGCTGACTTATCTTTCCCGAATATCTCTGTCGAAAACAAACGGAGAATATTATCCAGCAATATTTCAGCCATTTCACCCCTAATAGTTTCCATAGTCCTAAAATAGCCGATTAC